GAGATCTACGAAAGCGAATTGGTCCGTTCGGCGATCGACGCCAGGGCGCGGCACATCTCCAAGCTGGAGCCGATCATCTACGGATCTGCGAGGCCTTCTTTGCAGGCGAAGCTGAAACATGCACCGAACGAATGGCAGACCTGGAGCCAGTTCTTTTACAGAGTGTCGACGATCCTGGACGCGAAGAATACCTGCATCATCGTTCCGGTGTATGACGCGGATCTGATCGTTACAGGATATTACCCTGTCATTCCGGAAAAGTGCGAAGTCGTGGAGTACAAGAAAGAGCCCTGGCTGAAGTATCACTTCGCCGACGGGAACGCAGCTGTCGAGCTCCGGCTTTGCTGCATCCTCACGAAGTACCAGTTTAGGCATGACTTCTTCGGAGAGGACAACGGATCGCTTGACGGCGCGATGGAACTGCTGGACTACAACCGGCAGGGAATCAAGGAGGCCGTGAAGAACTCCGGAGCGCTCAACTTCATGGCGCAGGCTGACAACTTCGCGGACGAGGAAGACCTGGACAAAGAGCGGGAGAGATTCGCAAAGAAGAACTTCGCCAGGGACGCGAAGACGGACGGCTTCATCCTCTTCCCGAACACTTACAAAAACATCCAGCAGATCAACTCCGCACAGTACACGCTCGACGCTGAACAGATGGACAGAATCCAGAAGAACGTCTTCCTGTACTTCGGGGTGAATGAAAAAGTTATGAGCAATGCGGCGAACGGCGACGAGCTGGACGCCTTTTTTAACGGCTGCGTCGAGCCCTTCGCGATCCAGATCTCGGAGGCGATGACGAAAGCGATGTTCTCACTCAGGGAGAGATCCAACGGAGCGCAGTTTTTCGCAGCTGCGAACCGGCTGCAGTATATGAGCACATCGTCAAAGGTCGCGATGGCTCAGCAGCTGCTCGATCGAGGAGTAATGAGCATAAACGAGGGCCGTGCGCTGTTCAACTTCCCGCCGGTTCCTGGTGGGGATGTGAGATCTATCCGCGGCGAGTATAAGAACGCGGACGCACTGAAGACGGCGGTCGGAGAGACGGTCGTGACCGTCGATGAACAGGAGGAAGAAGATGCCGGTGAAGAATGACCGAGAATACAGAAGCATGACAATGGCAGCCGTCGAAGACGGAGACTACACCGTCCGCGGCTATGCCACGACCTTCGATGATCCATACGTCCTGTACGAGGACGAGGACATGATCCTGAGAGAGATCATCGACCACGACGCACTGCGCGACGCCGACATGAGCGACATCATCATGCAGTACGACCACGAGGGCCGGGTGTTTGCCCGCACCTCAAACGACACGCTGATCGTGGACCCTGACGCCCACGGCCTGGCGATGGAAGCAAGACTCGGAGGGACAAGCCTCGGCCGGGGCCTGTTTGAAGAGATAAAAGGCGGCTACACCACGAAGATGTCGTGGGGCTTTTCCGTGAACAGAGACAGAGATGAGTGGAAGACCGAGACGGCTCCTGATGGGCGGCAGCTCGAGACCAGAATCATCCACTCTGTGCGGAAGGTCTACGACGTGAGCGCGGTGAGCCTGCCGGCTAATGATGCGACGGAGATCTCGGCGCGTAACCTTGCCGACGGAGTGATCGAGCGAGTGAAGGCGGAGCGACTTGAGGCGCTGGAGCTTAGACGCAGAAAAATGCTTTTGGAGGACTGGCTGAAATGACCAGAGAAGAAATCATGACTCTTGATCTCGAGGGAATTGAGGCCCGCAAGGCTGAGATCCGTGAAGAGATCCCGACGGCTGACTCTGCCGCGCTCGATGCCATCGAAGCAGAAAAAGAGATCATCGAGGAAAGAGTCGCGCAGATCCGCGCCGAGATCGAGACCCGCAAGGCCGAAATGGCCGAGGTGATCAAAGGCGAGGGAAAGACTATCGAGAAACCCGTAGAGGAGAGAAAAGAAATGAGCGAAATCGAAATCCGCAATTCCAAAGAGTACATCGACGCATTTGCCCGCTACATCAAGACCGGCAAAGACGATGAATGCCGCGCCCTGCTGAAGACCACGAACGTCTCCGGCGGTCAGCTTCCGGTTCCTGAGTTTGTTGAAGGCAGAATCAAGACCGCGTGGGAACGCCTCGGCCTGATGGACCTCGTCCGCAAGACCTACCTTCGCGGCAACGTGAAGATCGGCTTCGAACTGTCCGCGACCGATGCCGCCATCCATGTGGAAGGCACCGACGCCCCTGCCGATGAGACCCTGACCTTCGGCGTCGTCTCCATGATCCCGCAGAGCATCAAGAAGTGGATCAAGATATCCGATGAAACCGTCGACATGGGCGGCCAGGAGTTCCTGGAATACGTCTACGACGAGCTGACCTATAAGATCGCGAAGAAGGCCGAAGACACTCTGATCGGCATGATCACTGCTGCCCCGACCACCGCTTCCGCGACGGCCGTCTCCGTGGCCGAGATCACCGGCGGCAGCGCCGACCTGCTCGGCATCGTGGCGAACGCCTTCGCCCACATCTCTGACGAAGCCGTCAATCCGGTCATCGTCATGAATAAGATGACCTATGCTCAGTTCAAGGCCGCTCAGAACGCCGCCGAATATGCGGTCGATCCGTTCGACGGTCTGCCCGTGCTCTTCAACAACACTCTGGCGGAAATCGGCGGCACCGGTGCCTGGCTGATCGTCGGCGACTTCAGCATGGGCGCCCAGGCGAACTTCCCGAACGGCGACAACATCACCCTGAAGTATGACGACCTGAGCCTGGCGGAATCCGACGTCGTGAAAATCGTCGGCCGCGAATACGTCGGCCTTGGCCTTGTTGCCGACAAAGCCTTCTGCCGCGTCGTCAATGCCTAACTAACGGAGGAACCCGATGGACGAGATGCTTAATGCTGTGAAACTGGCGCTTAGAGTGACGACGGAAGCCTTCGACACGGAGCTGACCGACCTCATAGGCGCGGCGCTTATCGACATGAGACTGGCGGGCGTCACAAACGCGGACACGGCGGACCTTCTCGTCCGTCGGGCGGTGATCACCTACTGCCGGATGAACTTCGGCCAGCCGGATGACTATGACCGGCTCAAGAAATCCTACGACGAACAGAAGGGCCAGATGGGAATGGCTACGGGGTACACGACATGGACCGAAGCGTAGTTTTTTACCTTTTGACGCCGACACACTCACAGGACAATATCGGCCAGTGGGTGGAGACGGTAGAGAAGAGGCATGTCTTTGGCCAGGTAACGAGCGTGACCGCTTCGGAGTTCTTTGCCGGAGGCCAGAACGGCTTCCAGCCGGAGCTCCGGATCACGATGTTCGCGCCTGACTACCAGGAAGAGGAGAACCTTGAACTGGACGGGCGCGTTTATTCCATCTACCGCCGGTACTATGGCCGGAACGATACCCTTGAGCTTTACCTGGAACGGAGGCGCGGCGATGCAGAGCGTGACTCCTGATCAGCTGGCGACAGTGGTCGGCGAGGAACTGGATGCTTTTGCGGGACTCTGCCAGGAGGCCATCATAAACGCCCAGAAGGCGGCTGCGAAAGTTGCCCGGAAAGAGCTGAGAAAAGGCCCAGGCAAGAACTATCCGAAGGAATGGACGACCAAAACAGAGAAGACGAGGACCGGCGCCACTACTTACGTATACCAAGGGAAGCGGCCCGGCCTCGCTCATCTCTTAGAGTTTGGCCATCCGATCGTCTCCGGAGGCAGAACCGTGGGGCAGGCGAGGGCCTTCCCGCATATCAAGCCGGCAGAAGAGGCCGCTATGGAGAAATACGAGGAAGAGATCCAGAAGGGAATCGAAAATGGAGCTTAACGAACTGAGGCAGATCCTGAGTGCCGTCTATCCGACCGCCTACTGGTCCTTCCCGGAGAAACAGGCGCCGGCTATGCCGTACCTTGTGTACTTCGAGGAGTCCTCGGATAACTTCGGAGCCGATAACAGGGTGTATCACCATTTCAAGAACATTTCCGTCGAACTGCTGACGAAAGACAAAGACCCGAGCGCCGAGGCAAATGTTGAAAATGCGCTCGACGCTGCGGGCATTTATTGGGAAAAGACTGAGACGCACCTTGACGATGAAGATGCGTACGAAGTCATCTACTCTATGGAGGTTTAACAATGGCAAATGCTAATAAAGTGCACTTCGGCCTGAAGAACGTCCACTATGCCGTGATCACCTACACCGACGGCGTCCCTTCCTGGGGCACTCCCGTCGCGGTTCCTGGCGCGGTCAACGTGACGCTGACCAAAGAGACCAGCGAGACGGACTTCTATGCCGATGATGTGAAATACTATCACGTCGCCTCAAACAACGGCTACACCGGAACCCTTGAGATGGCCGACTTCCCGGCCTCCATGCGTGAAGCTCTCTGGGGTCAGACGATCTCCCAGACCGGAAAGCTCCTGATCGAGGACGTGGACGCGAAACAGGCCGAGTTTGCCCTGATGTTCGAGATCGACGGCGACCAGTCACCGGAAAGATACTGCTTCTATCGTTGCCAGGCTACCACGCCGGACGTCACCGGCGCGACGAAGGCCGACAGTGTGGAAGTACAGACGCAGACCTGCAACCTGACCGTCATGCCGGTGATCGACCAGACCGATGATTCTCCCATCAACGGCAAAGTCTATTATCGCACTACGGCCGACACGCCGTCAGCGACCTATACCGGCTTCTATGGCCAGGTAGCGACGACGCTGAACTAAACGAGAGGGGCGGGCAAAACCGCCCTTTTTCGGCGTTTTAAAGGCGAGGCGAACAATTATAAGGCCCCGCCTTTAAAACCTTATAATAAGGCGTTTACGGCGCCCAGGAGAAGGATATGATCGAGAGAAGGATAGTCATTGACGGACAGGAGCGGAAGGCACGGGCCTCGGCCCTGATCCCGAAGATGTATAGGGTGAAGTTCGGCCGGGACATGGTCCGGGATATGATGAGCCTGACAAAGGCGTATAAGAAGAGCGCGGAGCTGCCGAAGACGGCGACTGACGAAGAGAGAGCTGAAGCGCTCATGGGCATCGACTTCGGCGTTCTGGAGAATGTAGCGTGGCTAATGATGAAACACGCCGGGGAAGACGTCGGAGAAAGCCCGGACGAATGGCTGGAGTCCCTCGACGGAGTGTTCTCCGTTTATGAGGCGCTGCCGACCATCCTCGACATGTGGAACATTAACAACAAGACCACATCGGTCCCGAAAAAAAAATAAGGGCAACAGTCCGGGAGCCTAACGGCGCGATCTTCATGCTTAGATGCGCCCACTTCGGACTGTCCGATGAGGCTCTTTCAAACATGACAATGGGCATGGTCTACGACATGCTCACGGAAGAAGAAAACGATAGGGAGGAATATCCGTACGAGGCGACTCAGGCGGACATTGACTCCTTTTTTGGGTGAATTAAATGGCAGGAAAGATACGCGGTGTAACGATCGAACTGAACGGCGACACTTCAGGACTCACTAAGTCCTTGAGCGAAGCGAACAAGGAGATCAAGAACACTCAATCACAACTGAAGGACGTCGAGAAGCTCCTGAAGCTGGACCCTGGCAACACTGACCTACTGAGACAGAAACAAGAGCTCCTTGGGAAAGCAATCAGCGAGACCGGAGACAAACTGGACACGCTGAAGAAAGCCCAGGAGAACATGGATGCGAACGGCATCGACAAGAACTCCGAGCAGTATCAGGCTTTGCAGAGGGAGATCATCGAGACCGAGAACAGCCTGAAGAACCTGACGAAAGAGGCCGAGAAGACCGGATCTGCTTTTGACAAGGTAAAGGCTGCCTCGGAGAAAGTCTCCTCAGCTGCCGGCAACATCGCAAAGGCGACGAAAGGCCTCTCAGCCGGCGGCGCAGCTGTGGCGGGCGGTCTACTGGGTGCCGGCGGTAGCGCGATCAAGACTGCGGACGACCTGGCAACGCTTTCCGCCAGGACAGGCCTTTCCACGGACATGCTCCAGAAGTTCGCCTATGCCTCCGACATGGTGGACGTCTCCACCGAGGAGCTGGCCGGCGCCGTCTCGAAGATGAAGAAGAACATCGGCGACGCGCCGGAGAAGTTCGAGGCTTTAGGCATTGCAGTCCAGAACGCAGACGGCTCCTACAGGAGCATTGAGGAAGTCTTTTACTCCTCGCTTGGTGCGCTGTCTCAGATCTCCGACGAGACTGAGCGCGACCTGGCGGCGATGGATCTCTTCGGGAAGTCCGCGGACACTCTGGCCACCATCATCGACGACGGTGGTGTGGGCCTCCAGGAATACGGCACCAGAGCGCAGGAGCTCGGCCTTATCCTCTCCGAGGACACTATTGGAAAACTGACCAACACCGGAGACAAGATCGACGAGCTGAAGGCGAGATCCACGGCCACGTTGGCCGAGGTCGGGGCGACGCTGCTCGAGAACCTTGCTCCGACCATTGAACTGATCGTTGAGAAAATAGGCGAGCTCGTGACATGGATCGGAACGCTTGATTCCGATACGCTCAACACCATCCTGACGATAGCGCTCGTAGTGGCAGCCATCTCTCCCCTGGCGTCGATAATCTCCGGAATAACCGGAGCGATCGGAGGCGTGACGAGCGCCATCCAGTTCCTGATCTCGAACCCGATCGTTCTTCTGATCGCTGCGATCGTTGGCCTTGTGACCCTGATCGCCACCAAAGGCGACCAGATCAAGGAGATCTTGAACAAGGTCGACCAGTTCCTGAAGAACATCTTCACGAAGGACTGGACGCAGCAGTTCGGAGTCCTTGGGAACATCCTCAACGCATTTTTCGCTACGCTGAAGGGGATCTGGGACAGCATAAAGAAGATTTTCACAGGCGTGATCGACTTCGTTCAGGGCGTTTTCTCAGGCAACTGGAAAAAGGCATGGGAAGGCGTGAAAACAATCTTCAAGGGCATCTTTGACGGCCTTCTGGCCATCGCGAAGGCTCCTCTTAACCTGATTATCGGGATTCTTAACGGACTCATTGACGGTCTGAACTTCCTGATCCGTGGGATCAACAAGATCGGCTTTGATGTCCCCGACTGGGTGCCTGTTATCGGCGGGAAGCGCTTCGGCTTCAACCTGAAGGAGATCGGCAAGATCGCATACCTTGCACAAGGCGGCGTTCTGTCCTCCGGCACGGCAATCGTAGGCGAGCGAGGCCCTGAGATGCTGACCATGAACAACGGCAGGGCGGTCGTGCAACCCTTGACGAACAACACCACAAACCAGAACTATGGCGGCGTGACCTTAAACATCTACGGAGCCGCGGGGCAGAGCATTCAGGACCTTGCGGAGATCATCATGGACGAGATAGGCGACGCCACGCGGAGAAGGGAGGCGGCACTGTGAAAACCGGATGGCTTTTGTATAACGGCTTCGCGACAAACAACAACAGCATTTTCGTGACGGGGCGGAACACCCACAACGCCCCTAAGAGAGACGTGACCACCTTCCAGATCGCCGGAAGGAACGGAGACTTCTTCGTTGATAATGGCAGGTGGCAGAACATCGAAGTTACATATCCCTGCTTCGTGACGAACTTCTCTTCTCATGAGCAGGAGATCCGCAACGGCTTCGGCGTTCCGCGGAACAATTACGCGACACTTGAAGACAACTATGACACCGATCACTTCCGGCTTGCCAGACTGATCGGAGGGATCACGTTCGAGCCTTTTCGCGGGAATATCGCGAACTTTGAACTTACCTTCGACTGCGATCCGCGGCGGTTCCTCCAAAGCGGGAAGCAGGAGGAGGGAGTTATTGCTGGAGCGTTGACCATCGAGAACCCGACACCATTTGCATCAAAGCCCGCGATGTATGTCCGAGGATTTGAGGCGGGCATGGAGATCACGGTGACAGATGGAAACGGCAAGATCTATACGATGACCGCGACAGACGACCTTGCTGGAGGCGTGACCATCGACAGCGAAGCACAGGACATCTATGAGGAGGTCAATGACGGCGTGACGATCACCCGCGTGAACAGAAACAGCCTTTTCACTCTTTCGAACGGCTTCCCCGTCTTTGCGGAAGGCGAGAACACCATCTCCGTGACAGGCGCTTATGATTATATCGGAGTCAGACCGATGTGGTGGGAATTATGATACTTGCAGAAAATTACCCTTATACAGGAAACGGCCTCGGCGGTCTGCCTGACGCCCTCGAGGCGACAGTCACCCACGAGATTAACGGTATCTATGAACTTTTTGTCAGCTATCCCGTGACCGGTCTGCACTATGACGAAATCATCTCCGGCAGGATAATCATGGCAGAGCCTGACGACTTGACGGAGGCACAGCCGTTTAGAATCTACCGGATCACGAAGCCGCTGAACGGCATCGTCTCCGTCTATGCGCGGCACATCTGCTACGACTTGCAGGGCATCATCGTGGAACCCTTCACGGCGGGCAGTATGACCGAGGCGTTCCAGACCATCCCGACGAAATGCACGCCTTCCTCGCCTATCACCTTGCAGACCACGCGATCCGTGGCCTCTGGGATGAGCATCGCCGAGCCTCGCCCTCTGTGGAAACTGCTCGGCGGTCAGGCGGGGAGCCTTTTGGACGTCTACGGCGGCGAATGGGACTTCGACAAGCTGACGGCAACGCTCGTCACCACTCTGGGGAGCGACCGCGGCGTCTCTGTTCGCTACGGCAAGAACATGACCGAGATGGAGCAGGACGCGAGCATTGAGGGCACCTATTCGGGCGTGTACCCGTATTGGTATGACGAGGACTCAAACACCCTCGTCACTCTGACGGAGAAAATCGTTCCCGTGACCGGCTCGGTGGTCAGCAACCGCGTCTTCGTCCTCGACTGCTCGGGCGACTTTGAGGATGCACCGACCGAGGATCAGCTTCGGACGCGGGCGCAGAACTACATCACGAACAACAGCATCGGCAACGTCTCCGCATCGTGGAAAATATCCTTCATCGACACGACGGAGGGGCTTGATCGGGTCATGCTCGGCGACACTCTGCACGTCTACTATGAGCGGCTTGATGTGAACGCCACGGCGCGGGCGGTCAAGGTCGAATACAACGTGCTACAGAAACGCTATAAGTCCATCACAGTCGGGCGGGTGAAGCAGAACCTTGCCTCCATCATCGTGCAACAGCAAGAGGACACCGAGAAGGCCATTGCCGAAGTAAAGAGCGACTTCGAGAAAGCCGCAGACGCGGCAACCGACTTCATCCGCAACGGCGCAGGCTATATGCGCTTCATCTACAACGGCGACATCCTTCAGGAAATCGTCTCCCTCGACGATCCCGACATCACTCAGGCGCAGAAGGTGTGGCGGTGGAATAACGGCGGCTTCGGCTTCTCGTCTACGGGATACAACGGCACCTACAACCTCGCGATCACGCAGAACGGGGCAATAGTCGCGGACTTCATCACCGCCGGAACGCTGAACGCGAACGTGATCCGCGCCGGACTGCTTCAGGATTCACAGGGCAAAAACTCGTGGAACCTCGACACGGGCGCATTCACGATAACAGACGGAAGCATCAACATCACAACCAATAGCGAGACCTTCGATGTTATCAAGTTCCAAAACAATCAGTGGCGCAACACGTTTTCGCCGTTGGAATACCGCATATACAACACAACCACACAGAAAGCGATTATCGTACAAGCACACGCGATTTTTAGCTATGACAACTATGACGGCAACGGGAACGAAATAGTCCGCTCAATATTGTCGGGGAGTACACTGTTCCAAAATGACGCGAGCGGAAACCAAAGAACGTTCCTGACAGATGGATATTTGAGTTTGTCAGACCAAAATCAAACAACAAGGACGAAGATAGACGACGCGGGCAAGTTATGGCAGTATGATGCCAACGGCAAGAAACGCACATACCTCGAATACGGCGACATCTACCTCTATGACAACACAGAGACCACACGCACACATTTGAACTCACAAGGGCAAATGTTCCTTGCGGACTCAACGGGCGCGAACCGAGTGGCGGCTTATGGCACAACGGGCGGTCTTTGGCTACTAAAGTCCGCAGACGCAAACACCTCGCTGTTCATCACTGATACCGCAGACAAAACGCGGACGAGACTCGGCACGGATGGGCTTCACTTTTTCGACTCAAGTGGAACGAATACCGCAAACTTTACGGGATATGATTTGATTGGATATACAGCCGCACAGCCATCGCCTCTGCAACTTTCCAGACGGGAAATTTTTGTGACAGGTTACGGGTCTATCGGATTTGTCCATTTTAACATCTTTATCACGTCCGGCTTTACTGAGGGGACGTGGTTCGAACTGTGCAACATTGGAACGCTAAAAGCCGCATCAGATATGCAAGTCCCTGACACTTTGGGAGTCTCCTCCGCTCTGATAAACATACAGACAACGGGGAAAGTCTCAATTTACCGATACCCAGGTGCGGGAGCGTTTACTGGGTGGCTTCGGGCGATTGTACCTGTGTGCTTTACGTAAGGAGAGAGATATGGAACAAATAACACTTGGTGACCTTGCCCGATGGGCGGCCTTCGCGGTCGCTCTCGGCGGCAGTATCGCGGCAATCATCCGCGGGGTGAACAAAGCAGTCGGGAAACTGCTCGAGCCTGTCGTGAAGCAGATCGAGAGCGTGGACAGGGAGAATTGCAAGAACTTCATCGTCACGTTCCTCGCTGAGACGGAGCGCGGGCAGGAACACGACCAGATCGAACTCGAGCGTTTTCATGAGCAGTTCGAGCATTACAAGTCAATCGGCGGCAATAGCTACATCAAGGCGAAGGCCGAGAAGTTGAAAGCCGCAGGAAAATTATGAAGACGGAGGCAATTATGAAACCGAAGACAAGAGAACAGAACTTCCTTGCGAAAATCGCAGGAGACGCGAACGCTGACACCACGATGAAGCCGAGAACCGCGGAGGAATACTTCCTGAACCAGATTGCCGAGAATGGAGGCGGCGGTTCCTCCCTCCCCTCCTACTCCTCCTCAGACATCGGCAAGGTATTGACGGTAGGAGAAGCATCACCTGTGGAAACGGAAGTGGTGGTAGTACCCGAACAGACGGTGACTGTATCACATGGGACGCAATATTATTACGCATCTTTAGCGGATGTAAACATTGATTGGTCGAACGCAACGGCAGGCGATTCCATCAGTTTAACGGTTAATGGTAGCAAATACACGGCAAACTATTCAGCCAATGCATTCGGTGCGCCCGCCTTTGTCGCAATGAACGGGAGTAGTCCTATTGCGGCGGTTGCGAACACAGGCTCAGACAAAGCGTATGTCAATACGTTTTTGACTGCGGCATCGGGAGAATATACTGTTTCCGCTACTGCCGTTCAGTCCGTCACTCCGTCCGTTCAGACGGTTATCGTGCCGGAACAGACGGTGACGGTTATTAGCGAAGAGCAGTTTGTTGCGGCATTAGCAGGCGTAGATACCTCGTTTTTTGGCACGTTACAGGATGGTGATGCGGTGCCGTTTGTTGTTGACGGTGCGACAATAACGGGGACTGTGCATATCAATGCGCCAACGATAGTGATTGCTAACCCTGAATACCCGTTTTATATCCTTTATACATCGGAAGATGTTGAAGGCTTTTCCGCGGGTACATATTTTCGAGGTCAATCTGGCGGCACTCACACCGTTTCCCTCACCGCGTCCGCTCCTAAGATCGAGGCGAAGTGGGAGACGGGCGGCGATGTGAAATATATTTTTATCGGAAGTCCAGATGGCAACAACAGTGCGGACTATGGCATATATTCCGACGAATCCCTGTCGAATCAACTTGACGAAGATGCCTGCAACACACTGATTGAAACATTGAAAACGAGTACAATCATTTGCAGAATCCCGAGAGGTAGTGGTCGATACTATGAGTATCGCGGTTACTGGACAAACTCAAGAAACAAAGTGCTGTTTGTTGTCGAACTGAGTGGTAGTTCTCTTGTGATGAAAACTGTCGGGTATATGTCACCGGCAGATTAACCCACACATTATCGGAACTCCCTCTTGCACACAATGCAATGGACTTAACTTGATTAAGGAGATGAGACAATGAAACTATCGAACAAGGCGTATGACATTCTCCGCGTTCTCGCGGGCATCGTCCTTCCCGCACTCGCGGCGTTCTATGTCGCACTTTCGGGCATTTGGCATCTGCCGCTTGCAAAGGAAATCTCAGGCACGATTGCGGCGGTTGTTACCCTCATTCAAGCCCTGCTGAAAATCTCTTCCGACAACTACTGGAAAGACGAGGTACAGGGATGATTCGCGTAGCACAGGCGGGGAGCGATGAGAAGTACCAGTACCGCTTCGGACAGGCGGGCGACCAACGGAAGGGAACGCCCGACGCGAACGGATGCTTCACGGGCGAACTGAATGTTCAGCCGTGGTACAACAAGCCGTGGGACTACGTTCTTCGTTGCAAGGACTCCGACAAGGCCGACATCATCGCCCAAGCCGCGCAGATGATTTGCATGAACAAGAATGTCGGCTACGACCAAAATCAGGACGAGACCCTTTGGGATGCTTTCGAGAGGTTGGGATGGAACATCCTCGCCATTGCTTCCCTTCCTCTGTGCGAGACCGACTGTTGCCGACTCGCCGATGTGGGCATCCGACTGGCGGGCATCACATCCATCCCGAACCTCAAGCACAAGTACACGGGGAACATCAGAGAAGCCCTCGTCAACTCAGGTCTGTTCTATTGTTTCTCCGAGGATGCGTATACTCAGCATGACACCAACCTGAGACGGGGCGACATTCTCCTTCAAGAAGGGCATCACCTTGCAATCGTCCTTGACAACTCCGAGCAGGGCGTGGGCATCCCGTACCGCGTCACGAATTGCATCGCCTGTTATTTCAGAAGCGCGGCGAACACGGGCGGTAAAATCCTCGCCACACTCCACTCAGGCGATACCGTCACGCTCCACGGATGGACACCGAACGGATGGGGCATCGTGGACTACAAGGGCAAGAGCGGCTATGTGTCGGGGAAGTATCTGAAGCCCGCGAGACAGGTGAAGACCACGGGCAAGATATGGCTCAGAAGTGGCGCGGGAACGAACACCCAAGCCTTGACGGTCATTCCCTGCGGAACGATTCTGCCGTGGGATGGAAGAACGGCGAAGAACGGAAATACAACGTGGTATGCGGTCAGCTTCGGCGGCTACAACGGCTTCGCAAGCGGACTGTATATCAAGGTCTTATAACGTGAAAAGGTTACACAAAGGTTACACAAGCAACAAAAAAACCGCATAGATATGCGGCTTTTAAGCGTGGAGCATAGGGGGATCGAACCCGCTCCGGTGGCTTCCTGCGAGAAATCGCGGGAGGCCCTTTTTTTATGCGAAAAACGCGGAAAACGGCTCAACCACGCGGGAAAGCGCCGTTTTATATTTGCCGGACATTCCTGCATATTTGCAGGAGACGGCGGCACATTTGCGGCGAAAAGGTTACACAAAGGTTACACGGAGATCGCCCAGGTAATCCAGGTAGCCGGCGACTTCGCGCTTGTGTGCATCGGCGAGCGCCTTGACGTAAATCTTCTGCGGCGTCTGCATATTTGACCAGCCGCCCAGCTCTTTGATCGAGGCCATAGAGACGCCACGGGTGGCCATGAGGCTGACCGCGTGTTTCCTGAGATCGTGGAAGCGGAAATGCGGCAGCCCTGACGCCTTGACCACCTTCCCGAACCACTTCGTTATCTCGTCCGGCCGGTAATCGACCAGCGGGCCCTTCTTCGGCATCTCGTCAATGATCCACTGCGGCAGAGGGACTTCCCGGACGGAGTCTTCCGTCTTCGGCAGCTTCGTGATCCACTTCCCGGCGGAGTCTTTGACCATGTCCTTTTCGACGTGCAGGACGCCGTCGCGAATATCGTCCGCAGTCAGCGGCGAAATCTCCCCGCGGCGGAGAGTACCGAAGGCAGACAGGAGGCAGGCACGATATAGGCGCGCGTCGTATTCCTTCGCGGCCTGGAGGACCTTCACGACCTCCTCCGTCGAGGGGACATAACCCTCGTATCGTTTGCCCTGGGGAAAGCGGACGGATAGATCCGCCTTCGGGTGGTACAGCTTCACGGCAGCAGACAGAAGGCCGAAAGCGTTCAGCACCGTCTTTTTCGATACTCCGGCGGAAATCTCGGCGACCCACGCCTGCGCCCGGCGCGAGTCCAGGCGATCCAGCCGGCAAGCGGCGATCTTCCTTCCGTCGAAGTACCGCTTCTGCAGGCCCTTATACCCGGCGACCGTGGCAGGAGAGAGGACGTTGCCCTTCAGGTCGATATACCTGGCAACGGCTTCCCCGACGGTGATCTTCTCGGAGTATGAGGCGGCGGCCTGTACTTCCGAGGCCTTTGCCAGGCATTCCTTCCGCGTATCGGCCGTGACGGAGACGGTCACGGTCTTCCCGTTCTGCTTCCCGATATAGACCCGGCTATTCCACCGGCCTGATGGCAGTTTTTTCGCGTTCACGGCCTTTTTCCTCCTCTGCTGATAAATTGCCCGCCTCCGCGGTTAAAATGGCACCACGGGGCAAATAGGGGCCTTCTCGGGCGTATTTTGCCTCGGCCTCAGCTATCAAAAGAAGATGACGCCTTCCTCGGTTATCCATAGCCCGGAAAAGCTCGAGCAATCGTTCTTCACCATTCATGCCTTGACTCGACCACCTTTCCAAGAATGCGGAGGTCTTCTGCCTCTTGCCCTGTGTAGACTATCGGGGCAAAGGCAGCGTTGAACGGGACGAGCATCACGGATGAGTGTGAGCGCTTCAGGACCTTACAGGTCGCCTCGCCGTCGATTTCCGCGATCACGAGGTCGCCGTCCTCTGCGGCGTCCTGCTGCCGGACGAGGACAATATCGCCGTCCATGATCCTGGGAGACATAGAGTCGCCCTTGATCCGGAGCGCAAAGACGTCCTTGTCGGTCATCACGGTGCCGATCACGTCCTCCTGCGCGAGGATAGGGGTGCCGGCTGCCACAGAGCCCAGAACCGGCACGTCATGAAACTGCGGGAGGGTGAACTTCGCAATCGGGATTTCCTCTTTGCCGAGCAAATAATCCGTGGTGACGCCCAGCGCGGCCGCGATCTTCGTCATGGCCTCCGCATTCGGCCGGTATCTGCCGTTATACCAGGAGGAAATCTGGCTGTCCGTCAGCCCGGTCTCCCGGGAAAGCTCGACCTGCTTCATCCCTCGTAAAAACATCGCTTTTCTTAACTGCGTGACGAAAATATCCATACTGCACCTCCTCTGTTTTCTAAAGGATAACACAGCCGCCCGATGAAATCAAAATATTTTTTGCAGAAAATGCAAAAAAGTGCTTGACTTTGGAAATCCCAAGAGTTAAGATATAGACACCGAGGGAAACCGAGGAACAAAAACAGGAGGTGCAAAATGTACGAAGTCGTGAAGGTGGTCAAAGGTTACGAGATCGTCCGCATGAAAGGAACGAGAGGCTTCTACCACGTGAACGTGAGAGAAGGGCGGGGCTTCCGCGAGTTTCATACTTTCCGCAGCATCAAAGCGGCGGCGGAGTTCATCGAGAAGACATTATAAAACACCATCCCAGCCCGGGGGATAAACCGGGTGCCCCGGTGGCGGAATAGGTAGACGCTTAAGTGGCTAAGGGCATCATTGCGAGCGTGGCGACGAGAAATCGTGGAAGGACTGTAACCGTCCCAGAATAACGGATAACGGGCGCGCTGGCATCATCTTAATGATGGGTAAACCGTTCACACGCATTGGCTGAGATTGACTTATGCCCGGTGCAAATCCGGGCCCGGGGAAGCCTGCGACACGCTAAAAGGCATAGGGAGGGAAGCAGGCGTGGCTAAACTCCTGCCCAAGCACACACGGGCGCTGTGGTCGGTTGACAACGAAAATGATCAAGCAGTGTGCAAAGAGAGTTGTTGAGGTCCTGCCGTACCGAGACGAGAAAACGGCGGTCATAACGGAACGTAGCTCATTGGGAGAGCACCCACAGGGGTGGGCGACTGGTAATAGGGCACTTTTGAGCAAGGAAGCCTTGACTCTGTGGGAGCGGTCTTGACAAAAGAAATGGCGGAATAACAGCTAAGCAGGTTCGATTCCTGCCGTTCCGATTATTCGCGGGAAAGGAGGAAATAATGGAGAGACAGAAACTGAGAGCGCGGATCGTGGAGAAGTACGGCACGAACGCAGCCTTCGCGGAGGCAATAGGAGCGACGCCGCAGACCGTGACGAACGTGATCCGGGGGAAAACGACACCGACGAGCAAACGGCTGCCGGAGTGGTGCGCTGCGCTCGAAATCCATCCAGACGAAACGGGTATTTTTTTTGCCCTATAACTTGGGAAATCCAAAGGAGGAGGAAATGGAGAACGCGGAAAACTACGCCAGAGCGATCCGGGCGGCGCTTGCCTACACCGGACAGACGCAGGCGGAGCTCGCCCAGAGGATGGGGATTCACGAGGACACGCTCGGCCGGAAGCTGAGACGTCCGGGGACGTTCACGGTCTCGGAGTTGATTGACGCGGACCGGGCGGTCAAGTTCGAAAGATTTATGGAGGCGAAGGGATGAGAAAGAGACAACTTATCGATGGAGCGCTTGCCCTGGTGGCGATGATCGCTTTTGCGGTCTGCTTCCTGGGAGCGGCAATGCTGGAGACTGACAACCCGAAGGGCTGGGCCCTATGCGCCGTAGCGCTGCTGCTGGCCGTCCCGGTGGTCATTTTAACAAACAGAGAGGAGAAGACAAAGTGAATAGGCTCGAAATCATTGGACGCCTGACGCGAGACCCTGAAGTCCGCGTCACGCAGGACGGACAGACAACCATCGCCCGCTTCGGCATAGCGGTGGACAGGCGAGGAAGAGACCAGAAGGCGGACTTTTTCAACGTGACCGCATTCAACAAAACGGCACAATTCGCGGAGAAGTACCTGAAGAAGGGGACGAAAATCGCGATCGGCGGGCATCTTCAGATGGACGAGTACAACAACAAGGACGGCCAGAAGGTGACCACCGTGATTATCATCGCGGACGATGTCGAGTTCTGCGAGAGCAAGAAGCAGGAACAGCCGGCAACGGACCCTAACGGCTTCATGACAGTGCCGGACAACATCGACAGCGAAGAGCTGCCGTTCAACTTCTGAGGAGGAAGACATGGAACAGAAAGCAAAGAAGTATGAAGAACTGACCGCCTACGAACGGGCAATGACGAACCTGAGCCTTGAGCAGAGGCTTGAAGCTATGGCGAGAGACCTTCAACAGATCACGAAGGCGTTGAAGATCTCGGTTCACATCGACGCCAACTATTACGACTGGGAAGACGAAGCTGGCGTTGCCGTGATCTTCATCGGAGAAGGCAAGGAGTCGGTAACGAATAAATCGGTCGAAAAGGAAGGCGATCTGATGGGCGTTATCAACAAGGCTCTAACGAAGATCAAAGAGGCAAAGGAAGAGAAAGAGACACCGAAGGAATGACATAGACACCCGGCATCCGCAGCTCCGGGCCGCGATCGACCAATGCGCGGCACCTCCTAACGGCTGGCCATGCAGTCAAAGCGCGGAACATGGCACTCGCCGCCGAAGCTCAACCGGCAGAGCGCCCGCCTTGTAAACGGGAAGATGAGGGTCCGACTCCCTCCGGCGGCTTAACTATAGCGCAGAAAAGGAGGCTCTAAAAATGACGCTATACGACTTAGAAAACAACTACAGGACATTCCTCGACATGGCCGAGGAATGCGAGATCAGCCCGGAAGCGCTGGAAGACATGAGGGAATACCTCCTCGCCGACATTGACGACAAGCTGGAAGGCTATGGCTGCGTTCTTCGGCAGCTGCAGGCAGACGCGGAGGCCGTGAAGGCTGAAAAGCTCCGCCTCGCCCAGAAGCAGGCACAGCTGGAGAACAACATCGACCGGATCAGGGAGACGATGAAGAACGCCATGCACCTGACCGACCGCCAGAAGGTCAAGACGAAGCTGTTCACTTTTTCCATCACCACACGGCTGAAGACCATCGTGGACGCTCCGGAGGAAGACCTTCCCGAGCAGTTCCGGAAGGTGACATACAAGGCAGACACGAAGGCCATCGGCGAGTATTTGTCCGCCGGCCACGAGGTTCCCTGGGCGCACCAGGAACAGGCGCAGAGCCTGACGATGAGGTGAGGCGATGACGCAGAATCAGCGAGTCCTGGACTTTATGCAGACGCACGGAAGCATCTCCCAGAGGGACGCGGTCGCCTTCGGCTGCTATCGGCTTTCGGCGAGAATCCACGATCTCAGGAAAGCAGGCCACAAGATCAAGGCAGACACGAAGTATTTCAAGAACGAGCACGGCTGCGGCCATTATGCCGTCTATAGCCTGGAGAAGGAGGCAGTATGAACGAAATGAACATTTACCAGAGAATCGACGCGATCACGGCCGAGCTGGCTGTCGTGGCGAAAAACCTGACCGTGCAGACTGGGAAATCGTCGAGCTATAAGGCTGTGGGGGAAAGAGACATCATCGACGCCGTGAAGCCGGCGGAGCACAAATACGGCGTCGTTTCCTTCCCCGTCAGCCGGGAAATCCTTGACGACACTATGCTCGAAAGCGAAGCCACAGACTACAGGGGAAACCCTGTGAAGCGCACGACCTTTTATATCAAGATCCGCACGAAATACCGCTTCGTGAACATCGACAAGCCGGAAGACTTCATCGAGACGGAGACGATCTCCGACGGCATCGACAGCGGTGACAAGGGCGGCGGCAAGGCCATGACCTACGGCGACAAGTACGCCCTCATGAAGGTCTATAAGATCAGCACCGGCGAAGACCCTGACCAGACGGCAAGCACAGAGACGACATACACGCAAAACACGCCCGAGAAGGCCCCTAATTTGCCCGAGAAGCCGTCCGAACCGAAAAAGCGGGCAACTGACCCACAGATTAAAACAATCCGCATTCTGGCCGAAAAAGCGGGACTGAAGATTGACGCGATCACGAAGAAGCCGCTCGAAGAGTTCACGGTGGACGAAGCGACGCAGATGATGCTCGAACTGAGGAAGAAGGTCGGCGACTGACATGAAGATGCGGGGAAGGCTCAAAGAAATCATGCAGGACGTCCTAAACGGCGGCTTTATTATCTCATTCCATGTGCAGGCGGTCCCTTCCGGAGTGGAAACGCTCCGGGAGGAGAGCGACCTCGCGATCTCCCTGAAGAAATGGCGGGAGCATAGGAGCTTGTCGGCAAATGCTTATTATTGGGTACTCGTTGGGAAGCTATCGGAGCTTACCGGACAGCCGAACGCAGTGATTCACAACATGCTCCTGCGGCGCTACGGCGTCGCGGAGATCGTGGGCGGGCAGCTGCTGACCGTTATGGTCCCGGACACGGAGGAAGCCGAGCGGGAAACGCTTGAAAAAGAGATCTACCACCTGAAGCCGACGTCGAAACTGAAGGAGGGGAAAGACGGGAGAATGTTCAGGGCGTACATCCTCCTGAAGGGCTCCAGCGACTTCGACACGAAGGAAATGAGCCGGCTGATAGACGGCACGATCGACGAGTGCAATGGCGTGGGAATAGACACGATAAGCACCGAAGAAGTCAGGAGGATGATGGAAGACTATGAAAAGCATTATGGACACTGAGCCGGGCCGGTGCTACCTCTGCGGCCGTGAAACCGGGACGGAATTGCATCATATCTGCGGCGGCAGCAACCGCAAAATCTCGGACGAGGACGGCCTGACGGTTTACCTCTGCCATCTTTGCCACTGGCGCTGCCATAACGGGAGCGAGTCGCCGAAGTACAGGTTCAAGCTCCACACGGATGGGCAGAGGCGATGGGAAGAGACCTACGGCGTCAAGCTGCTGGACGAAGGAAAGAACCCGCGGGCCGAGTTTATGAAGCGGTACGGCCGGAATTATTTGTGAGGAGGGAGAAATGGAACAGAAAAAGACAGTCGTCGGCTTTATGGTCGACTTAGGGATTACGCTCGGATGGATGCGGCAGAGAGTTTGCGACACATACGAAGACGATGCACTAAAGGAGGTTATTGGAGAAATAGAGCGGCTGCAGACCGAACTTCGTGAGATTGCAAACGGAGGCTTCGAGGAATAATGGACGGCTTCGTCATATACCGCGAAATTGCGGACAAGGTCAAAATGCTCAGTGACGCGCAGGCAGGGGAAGTGCTCAAAATGGCGGCGGCTTATGCCTTCGATGGCGAAGTCGCACAAACGGACGACATTGCCGTTGCCCTCGTCTTCGCCGACGTGAAGAGCGACATCGACAGAGCGGCGGAAAAGTATGAACGTATATGCGAGCGCAACCGGGAGAACGGGCAAAAAGGCGGGAGACCAAAAACCCGACAAAACCCAAAAGAACCCAAAGAAACCCAGTGGGATATTTTGGGAACCCAAAGAAACCCAGCAGAACCCAAAGAAACCCAAAAAAACCAGAACTTAGAACATAGAACTTATAACTCAGAATATATAAATTCGCGTGCGCGAAGGAATCCGAAGATTCAAAGAGCCTTCGGCTTCTCCACGGAACGCACTGACGGAGATTATGACGAGATCGCCCGGAGGCTCCGGGAAGAACGGGAGGCAGCTGAATGAATGTTGCTTATAACATGGATTGTCTCGAAGCCATGAGGAAGATGCCGGACAACGCCTTCGACCTTGCCGTTGTCGACCCGCCATATGGAGATGCAAGGGGGGGTGGCGAACCGCTTCGGACAAAGGTTCGACCGCTACAAGCATTCCGAGGGGGGGGTGGCACGGAAAGACGAAGTACCACGGCGAGACACTATGCCTTTGGAGTCAGGAAGAGCTCGCGCAATTACCAGAACCGGCGGAACATGGGCAGCGAAATACGCAAAAAAATCATCTCGTGGGACGTCGCCCCGGAAAAGGAATACTTCGACGAACTTTTCCGCGTCTCACGGAACCAGATTATCTGGGGGGGCAACTACTTCGACCTTCCTCCAACGAGGTGCTTCATC